GAAGCAAAAAAAGAGTGGCAAACTCTTGCTGAAGAGCGTGCGGCGCGCATAGCAGAGCTAGAACCAATTGTTCAAAGAGCAATGCAAGAAGAAGCTGATCAAAGAGAACAACTCTTAAATGACTTTAGTATAGATGACCGTGAAGTATTTGGAGACTTGCCATTGGCAAAGCTGCGAGCATTACACGGTAAGATAATTCAAAATCCTCGCATACCTATTGCGAATAATCCTGCTGTTCCAGCAAACGAAGTTCAAGAAGACTGGACTGCTATGTCTGACAAAGACAGAAAGAAAAACTGGAGCAAGATTATTGATGGGTATAAGCGAATGAAAAAATAAGGACAATAAGTTATGGCTTATACTGCTTTTAGTGGAGATGCAACTCAAGGTGCTTCAACTGGCGATCTGTCAGGAGCTGGGCATGTAGATGTATTTATCCCTGAACTGTGGAGCGATGGTATTTATCGCTATTTTGAAAAGAGCTTAGTTCTCAAACCTTTCTTTGATGACTATAGTTCTTTAGTACAAGGAAGAGGCGATGTGCTTCATATTCCTACAATCCAAGAGGTTGCAACTTCCAGGAAAACTGAAAATGCTGGTGTTGCTTACTCTGTAAATACTGAAACTGAAATACAGTTGCAAATCGATCAGCATATGTATGCTGCAAAGTTATTTGAAGATATTGCAATGATTCAGTCAAACGAGCAGTTGTTTGACAAATATGCTCAGTCTATGGCTTACGCACTTGCAAAAGCTGTTGACACCGAGATTGAATCTCAGTTACAGTCTTTAGGTACAACTCAAACTCTTGCTGCGGATAACAGCATGAGCAATGCGGATGTAGAAACAGCGCTTGGAACTCTAATGTCTAATGACATTCCAAAAGAAGAATGTGCATTCTTTGTGAATCCATTGATCTTTGCTGATCTATTGAACTCAAAGGCATTCATTGCTGCTGGCGGTAACGTTGGTGGTGCTGGTGCTGCTGGTATTGGTTTTGGTGCAGATAATGCTGCAATGAACTCAGGTGAAGTTGGAAGATTATTTGGTATTCCAGTTTTCCAAAGCTCATTGATACCAACAACTGCTTCTACTGGTATTGAAGCTGCATACTTAGTACATAAGAGTGCGATTGCTGTTGCGGTTCAGCAGGACATCAGAGTACAGTCTGAGTATTCTGTTGACTATCTTGGTACTAAAGTTGTTGCTGATATTATTTATGGTACAGCAGTTACTACAAGTAACCATGTTAAAGGAATTGAATTCCTTAATCCGTAATGGAAACTATGCTGGGCGGTGCTTTGTCATCGCCCAGTGCAATATATGAAAGACTATTATGATTATACTTAGAAAAAACAAACACACCATGCATGTAAGCTCTCGCAAAGAAGCGCAAGAGTATGTTAATGATGGGTATGAAGTAGTTAGTAATAAACTTGGTGGGCCGAAGATTGTAAAGTCTGAAGCAAAGAAAAAGAAAAAGATATTTAAGAAATAAATCTTAATTATGTCTCGTTCACGGTTCGCCTAACCTTAGAGATGGAGAAAAAATGGCAACAAGTAATTTACATCGTTATACAGCGCAAGAAGCGCTAAACATTATCACCGCAGGCGGTGGCTATGATTATGTCACCAACGCCACAGTAAACTCACACGTATATGTAGCAATCACTGCTTTACATGTTGATGCAGTAGTCTCTGCAACAAGTTCAGATACAGACATATGGGATACGCTTTCTAGCGTTACAATAAAAGCAGGCCAAACTATTTATGGTCAATGGTCATCTGTTACTGTTGCTAGTGGTGATTTTGCAATCGTACATAGGAGATCAAGTTAATGGCCAATCTACATAAACGATCAGTCCAGGAAGCGCTTAATAGCACTGTTGGTGGTAACTGGAGTCCGAAGACCGCTACAGCTAGTGGAAGCAGTGCAAATGTTAATAATACTGTACATGTGCAGCTAGCTTCAACTACTGCTACAATAGGTGTGCATAGCACCGTAGAACTTCATTTTAATTTTAGCGCAGATGCTGGACAAGATGTTAGCGCTACAAATGATATGATATTACCAAAAAATACTATGATGTACTTCACTGTACCAAGAGGACTTGGCAATACAGTGTTTTTTAATCACAATAGTACATCAACTAGCACTGGTTCAGTGCGGATTGTGGAGATATAATGATTGGAGGAATGGGAAGTGCAGTCGTACCTGATCTTAGCCAGGGCGGCGAAATAGATGGCGATTTAGTAGTTACTGGAGATTTTAAAGTTGAAGGTGCTGGTAGTTTTGCATTTGATGAAATTATAGAAGGAACATTACAAGTAAATGCAACTGGTACATCATCGCAAGCATTACAATTAACTGGGCAAAATGGTCAAGTTAGCATAAACTTACTACCTTCAGAAGGAGGTACTAGTTCTTCTATTGTTAGTTTAAACACTAATTTATCATTCAGACCAAATGGTATAAATGTTTTAAATGTTAAGTCAACTAGCAGTGGTCAAGTTGGTATCGGTACAAACTCTCCTAGTAGTGGTTCAAAACTTCATATAGTTGGCTCTGATAGTAATAACATATTAAAGGTGCAAGGAGGTGGGGGAACTGCTGGTATTCAAATTACTAGGAATGGAACTGATTTTAATAATATTTCTACTACTGGTGCAAATTTATTTTTTGGTACTGGTGGCTCTACAAGAATGTTTCTTAATACTACTGGACTTGGTATTGGCACAACCTCTCCAGTTGGTACTTTATCAGTAACACCCGATACAGATACTACTACAACATTTGGAAGAGTTGCTTTACATAGTGTATCATCTGATTTTGCTACATTTAGTCATTATGATCAAAGAAGTAGTGGCGTAGGTTATGCTTTAAGACAATCTTCTAATGGTACAACTGCACTTAATTCTGCTGGTACTAATCGATTGAATTTTAATATAAACAATGCCACTCAAATGGTTTTAAAAGGAGATAAAGTTGGTATTGGAACTACAAATCCAACACATGGAAAATTAGAAGTTAGGGGTGTATCTAATGATACGACTATAGCTATACATGAAGATGCTGGTACACATAAAGCACAATTACATCTTAGGAGTGGCGGTAATGATGTAAAATTATATACTAATGCAAGTGATAATAATGCATTTCACATAGATACAGAATCAGTTAGTAAAGCATTTAGTTTAGCAACAGATGGTAAGGTTGGAATTGGTGCAGAATTTCCTAGTGAAAAGCTCACAATTAGTGGTGGCGATATATTAGTTGATAATGGTCGTGGTGTACGAGGCCCAAGTGGTACAGAACAAATAAGATTTAATACTTCTAGTGGAGTTCTAATAAATGCTGGTAATGCATTAAGAATGGTAATTGATACCAACTCTCGCATTAGTCTTAGTAATAATGATAGTGGTACATCAAATACAATCTTTGGTAAACGTGCTGGAGAAGATATAGCGGGTGGTGGAAACTATAATGCTTTTTTTGGAGAATTTGCTGGTGCAAATATTTCAACTGGGGATGGAAATGTAGCCATTGGGTATGCTTCTTTATTTGAAGCAAATGACGATGGAAGAAATACTGCAATAGGGCAAGAGACTTTAAAAAAATTTAATGCTAGTGGAGACACTTACAATGTTGCGATTGGTCATAGGTCGCAATACGAAAGAACTAGTGGTGTTCAAAATACTGCTCTAGGTGCTTTTTCTCAATATGGTGCTACTAGCGGATCTGCTCCAACTGGAAGCGGAAATACATCTGTTGGTTATCTGACTTTAAATAATATTACAAGCGGTCAGTACAATTCCACATTAGGAATACAAGCTGGTCATAGCATTACAACTTCAGTATATAATACTTATTCGGGTTATCAAACTGGATATTATAATGAGACTGGTTCACATAATGTTGCGATTGGCGGTAAAGCCATGTTTGGAGCAAGTGGACAATCTCATAGCAATAATACTGCTGTAGGTTATGAAGCATTAAAAGCAATTACTACTGGCGGTAATAATGTTGCATTAGGATATCAAAGTTCATATTCAAATACTATAGGTATAAATAATGTAGCTCTTGGTGCTGGAACGTTATTTACAAATACTAATTCAAGCAATACAGTTGCAATAGGTTGGAGAGCTTTAAATCAATTAAATGGTGGTGTAAGTAATAATGCTATTGGTACAAGCTCACAAAGATATAATGAAACTGGGTTAGAAAACACATCTTTTGGTCATCAAGCATTAATGGGACAATCAGGTACTAGTTTTAATTATAATACTGCTATAGGTTCAAACTCACAACATGTTATAACTGGAAGCTCAAATGCTTCACTAGGTGCTAATACTTTAAAAACTGCAACAAGTGCAGATGGTAATGTAGCGATTGGTGCAAATGCATTAAGAGAACTAACTACTGGAGATAATAATGTTGGAATTGGTTTAAGTGCTTTAAGATATAATCAAAGCGGTACACACAATATTGCTATTGGAGATGAAGCAATGAAGGGTGTGTCAGGGAATTCACATAATGATAACACTGCTGTCGGTTATGAATCTATGATACCAATTACAACTGGCAGTGGTAATACATCACTAGGATATCAAACTTTAAGGGCGATTACAACTGGCTCATCAAATGTAGCAATAGGTAAACAAGCTTTAGATGCTGGAACAACAGTTACATCTAATGTCGCAGTAGGTGGTGGGGCATTAGGTACTAATGTTAGTGGTAATTATAATACTGCGGTAGGTCAAAGTTGTTTATTAACAAATACAACTTCTTTTATGACTGCTGTGGGTTATAATGCACTAAGATTCAACTCAAGTGGTGCTGGAAATGTTGGAATTGGTTATAATGCTGGATATGGAAACAATACTGGAAACTTTAACACTCATATTGGTTATGAGGCTGGTAAAGGTGTATCTAATAACGCTAATTCAAATAATACTTCTGTAGGCTATCATGCATTAAAATCAATAACTACTGGTAACGCAAATGTATCAATGGGTAGAGAAGCATTATTTTTAACAACAACTGCTAGATACCAAGTTGCAATAGGTTTTCAAGCATTACATTCAAATACTGCTGGAGATAATGGCGTAGCAATAGGTTATCAAGCTTTAAAAAATCTAAATCAAACTACAAATACTCATGTTGTGGCGGTAGGAAGTAGTGCTGGTAAAGAAATGACATCAGGTAAGTATAATTCACTTTTAGGAGGTGGTGCAGGTGTTAATATAACTACTGGCAATGATAACACAATCATGGGTTATTCTGCTGGGTATTATAATCAAACTGGAGAGTTTAATACCGCAATAGGTGTTGAAGCTATGCGAGGTGCTAGTGGTCAATCTCATTCTAACAATACAGCAGTAGGTTATCAGAGTTTATACGCAATTACTACTGGTATCAACAATACAGCAATTGGATATCAAGCTGGGTTTAGTTCAGATTCTAATGGTAGTAATGTTTTTATTGGAGCTTTGGCTGGGTATGAAGCGGATTCCGACAATATATCTTCAATTAACAATGTTTACATTGGACAGTCAGCAGGTCAATTTTTAGATGATGGTCAAAATAATGTAGCAATAGGTCTTAATGCAATGGCTTCGAATAGTGATGGTGCTAATAATGTAACAAATGCTTGTATTGCTATTGGAAGAAATGCTATGGCAACTAATGCTTCAAGTGAAGGAACTATTGTTATTGGGCATTTTGCTGGAGATAATGGAAGTAATGTTACAAATGATAGTGTAATAATTGGTAGAGAAGCTGGAAGAGGAGCTTTAACAAGTGCTACACATGGTACAGTTGCGATAGGTTATAAAGCTCTTACTGCTTTGACATCAGGTTCTAAAAATACTTCAATAGGTTATCAAGCTGGTTCTGCAATGACCACTAACAATAATAGTACCTACATAGGTTATAGAGCTGGTTATTATGCAACTGGGGCACAAAATACTGTTGTAGGTACTGAAGCATTGGTGGGCGTAGATGGAAGCACAACTGCAAATGAAAATTCTATATTTGGATATTATGCTGGGCGTGATTTGACTACTGGTCATGGTAATTGTTTAATGGGTAGAGATGCTGGTCAAAATTTAACGAGTGGTTATCAAAATGTTATTATTGGTATTAATGCTGGAGAAAATGCTCTTGGATTACAGAAGTCAATTTTAATAGGTGCAAATGCTGGTCAAGCAATTAATAGTGGTGTTCATGGTACAATAGCAATAGGCAATAATGCTCTTAAAAATTTAACGAGTGGTCAATCTAATACAGCAATAGGTTTTCAATCTGCACAATCACTAACAGGTACTGCTAACACTTCACTAGGCTATCAAACATTATTAAGGGCAACAAGCGGAGGTAATAATGTATCTCTTGGAATACAAAGCGGAGATTTTGTTACCGATGGAGGAACTAATACTTTGTTAGGTGCATATACTGGAAGAACAATAACTACTGGAGATGATAATGTTTGTGTTGGTAAAAGTGCAGATGTATCTACTGCTGATGCTCAAAATCAAATTGTAATTGGTAAAGGTGCTACTGGAGTTGGAGATAATACCGCTATAATTGGTAGCTCAAGCACTACAGATGTTTACATGGGCGATAATGGTTCTACTTGGAGTACAACCTCTGATGGTAGATTAAAAGAAAATGTTGAAGATTGGAATGTAGGTTTAGATGCAATAAACGATTTAAGAATTGTATCATATAACTTTAAAAAAGACAATCCATATAAATATAACTCTGATAAAAAACGACAAGGAATTATTGCTCAAGAAGCACAAAAAGTTTTGCCCGAAATGATTAAAGATGATGGTAAGTGGTTATCAGCTAATCAAGAACCAATGATTTGGGCATTAGTAAATGCGGTACAAGAACTAAGTGCCGAAGTAAATGAACTTAAAAAACAACTTAAGGATAAATAATGAAAAACTATAAAGCAATGAAATCTGCTAAAAGTTGGTCTGTAAAAAAGACTAAAGTGGTTGACTCTCCAGCAGTTTCTGAAGTCAAAGATGATGATGGAAATGTAGTTAGAGAAGCACAAGCAGAGCAATCACATGATGAATTACAATTAGTAAGAAAGCAATGGGATGCTAGTAGCGGTAAAGCACTAGATGACTTAGTTCAATCTTATAGCTTAGAACAAGTAGCTAGAGAAATCCAGTATTGTAAAGATAGAGCATCTGAAGCACAAGCTGAACAAGCTGATTGGGAAGAACTAGAAAAAGACCTTAAAGCACTTTAATCAACCTGGTCACTTATAGCACATAAGGTAAATAATGGCTAAAAAAGAAAAACAAAAGCTAAATCTCTTCGATAAAGAGTATGAAATTGACGATTTGACTGATGAGCAAAAGGCTATGGTAAATCATATTGCTGATCTTGAAAACAAGATTAGTTCTATGGCATTTAACGTAGATCAAATGACTGTTGGCAAAGAGGCATTCATATCTCGTCTTAAAGAGTCTTTAGAATCTGAGGACAAAGAAGAAAAGTAATGCTTGTTCGTAGGTCATCAAAAGGCAAGAAGATATACATCTTTAAACCTCGCACTAAAGAAAATGTTTCGTACAAATTTAGTGCAGATGAAACTGTTTCATTTGATGCGCAGAACAAGTCTTTTGTGGTGACAAGTGATGGGGCGGTAATTAAGAGAACAGACTCATGGATTACCGCTCAATCCGCTTATGATAAAGAGTGTAAAAAATTTTATGATGATACGCATGGGCCAATTAAAGTTGGCGTGCATACACTAGTAAATGGAGTAGCAACTAAACTATAATGAATGAAGACTGGAAAGATTACGTTTCTATAATATCATTTTTAATTATTGTGCTAGGTGGTTTAGTGCTGCTTGGTAGCTGCGATGGCGGTTGGAGCGTTGCTGGTTATGAGGTATGAGTAATGAAGAAAAAACATATCGTTCCACAAACGCAAGAGTTATCTCGGACAATATGGTACTCAATGTTAATTTGTATTTTTTGCGCAATCTACTTCTTGGATTGGCTATGCTGGGCGGTATCGCTTTCAAATTTGAACAAAGAATACGGTCAATTGAAAGTGAGCTTCGAGAAACTAGCCAACGAGTTGCTGACCTCAAGTCAATACATGATGCTGAGATGAAAGAAATTGAAGCATGGTATAAGAAGTCGCTAGAGATTGATCTAAATCCGCTAAATATTTTAAAAAGAAAGAAATAAAATGCCACGTAAGAAAAAACGTACAAGATCACGCGTAAACGAAGCTGGTAATTATACAAAGCCTGCTTTACGCAAAAGACTGTTTTATCGCATAAAAGCAGGGAGTAAAGGAGGTAGAGCTGGCCAATGGTCAGCACGACTGAAAAGCTCAAATGTTAGCGCGAGCATATAAAAAAGCTGGTGGTGGATACAGATAATGGCATTAAAAAAATCACAAAAAAGCCTCAAAAAATGGACAAAACAGAAATGGGGATACGTCAACCCTAAAGATAGCAAAAAGCCTCGCAGAAAGCGCGGTAGGTATCTTCCTGCTAGTGTACGTGCATCCATGACACCATCACAAAAGGCATATGAAAATAGAAGAAAACGCGCTGCAAGCAAACGAGGTAAGCAGCGTGCTAAATATAGTAAATCAACTAGAGCGAAAGTGAGAAGAGCTAGATGACCGAACTTGCGGAACTTTATATTCAGCTAGGCAGTGCTGGGATGGTATGTATTTTATTCGGATACTTGCTAATGAATTTAGTTAATAGTCAAAAAGAGCAAACAGATGACCTAGAGTCTATACGCTCTGATTTGAGCAAAATGAGCGCAGAATTATCCAATACGCAAAATATATGTATCAAGTTAATTGACTCTATTAATACTTTTAAAGGCTCTATCAATGACAAGATTGATCGGAAGTTTGACAGACAAGATGAAAACTTAGAAGATTTAAGTAAGAGCGTTGCATACTTGCAAGGCAAAAACAATGGTGGTTCAAAGTGAAGTCAGAAGCGATATCTGATTCTAGTGCATTAAGTATTTCACTGCCAATGATTATACAAGCAGTAACGTTTATTGTGATGCTTGTATGGGGTTATAGTCAATTAAATGCTAGAATCAGTTTTCTTGAATACCAAGTAGCTATGAATGAAGAACACATTATAGACCTAGAAGAAGATGCAGAAAAAAACCAAGATGCTGAAATTCCTGCTGACATCAA